AAAACAAGTTGCTGAAATCACAAACAAAAAAACCACAAAGCTATCTGCCACCGAAGTATTCGAGTTGCAAGTGTGCGCCTGTGTCTTAGATTTTATAAATGACGCTGGCAGCGTGGACGAATTAAAACAAAAAGTTCAAGACTTCATTGACAAAAAAAAGGCAAAAAATGAATAATCAACCAGACTTGTTTGACGCAGCGCAGCAATCCTTGGTCGATGAGATCAAGCGACTGACTGACCTTAATCGGCAGCTGGTGGCCGCAGCCAAAGAACTTGGCGCAGCTGATGATGTTGCGGAATGGGATGACGCTTGGAGCAAAATGGCTAAGTTAATTAAGGAGGTAAAGGGATGACTCTTAAACGACCACAAACGATTGAAAAATTGGATCGTCATTTTATTGCTGTGGCGGCGAAAAACTCTACTATTGCGCTGCAAATGGCTATGCAAGTGTGGAACGACAAAAATCAAATGAAAAAAGGAGAAATTTTTGAATATGTAAATATTCTTAACATAATCTCAAAGAAACTGAAAGATCATTGTCAATATATAAATGGGTGCTATCACGCCGATTATGAAAAGCAAGAAATTATGGATAAAAAAATCATTGAGTCTAATGAGTTAAAAACATGAGACGAGCCGCCCGAGTTGACAGCAACCATGAGGAAATCGTCAAAGCTCTCAGGGCCGTGGGCGCAACCGTCCAAAGCCTGGCAGGTGTCGGGCATGGCGTGCCTGACTTACTTGTTGGATACCAAGGGAAAACAATCCTCATGGAAATCAAAGACGGAACGAAATCACCCTCAAAGCGGGAACTGACCGAAGATCAAGTCCAATGGATTGACGCTTGGACAGGTGGATCAATCTTTATTGTGGATAACGTCGAAGCCGCATGGGCCGCACTCAAATGATAAACCCAGAGGAATGCACCCAACTGATCCGAGACAAAGCCTCCGCCTATGGGGAAGCCAAAGCCCAAAGGGTTTATCTGGAGGAATTCAGGCGCAGCAAAAAGGCAATGCTGATGAAAGACTGTTTCGCAATGGGAATCGAGGCTGCCAACGCTCAGGAACGAGAAGCCTTAGCAGACCCAGAGTATCACCAGCTGCTCAGAGGGCTTGCGGCAGCTGTGGAAAAGGAGGAGACGCTCAAGTGGGAGATTGAGGCAGCGAGGCTCGAAGTTGAGATTTGGCGCACACAACAGGCCACCAACCGACTGGTCAACAGGTCACACGAATGATCTCGAAGCACAATTATATTCGTAGCAAGAAACTGTTGAGAATGGTCTCAGAACTCGACTGCCAGTTATGCGGATCAGGCCAGAACATCCAAGCCGCACACACGAACTGGGGCGGAGGCAAAGGCAGGGGAATCAAGGCAGATGACAACCTAGTGGCTGCATTATGCTTAGAATGCCATTACAAGATTGACCAAGGAAGCAAGTGGTCAAGAGAGGAGCGCAAGGAAGCGTGGACGCTCGCTCACACCAGAACGGTGAAAGAATTGACAGAATCAAATAAATGGCCAGTTGACATTCCTGTACCAAGCATAGGACAATGAAGCCTCCTTAGTGGTGGGTACTTGGGGGTCAGTTTGCCCCCATTTTTTTACCCAACTATTATTTGCAGATTCAACCTCTCGCAAAGGTTACAAATGTCGATTAAGAAATACTCTCAAGAGAGCAAAGACAAGATCAGCCAGATTGTCCTAGATGGAATGAGCGACAAAGGCTTGAGCTGCTTCAAAGCGTGCCAAAAGGCAGGGATTCCCAACAGCACATTCATGCGATGGCTTGATTTAGATGCTGCGTTGGCGGAGAGATACGCACGAGCAAGGCATGATCTCATAGAGAGAATCGCTCAAGATATGCTCGACATCACAGATCAAGACGTTGGCACAACGCTTGAGGGAAAGAAGGATTGGTTGGCTGTACAGAAGCAGCGTTTGCAAGTCGATACCCGTAAATGGCTGCTTTCTAAACTCGCACCACAGAAGTATGGCGATAAGTTGGAGCTGAGTGGCGATCCAGACCGACCCTTGTCAATTCAGAAGATTGAGCGAGTTATCGTCAAAAATGGGTAAGACCCTCCAGCTGCAAACCCCAGAGTGGGCTGTGCCGCTGCTTGAACCGTCCCGATATAAGGCAGCATGGGGTGGACGAGGCTCAGGCAAGTCTCACTTTTTCGCTGAGATGATGATCGAGGCGCACATAATGGATCAGTCAAGGCGCAGCGTGTGCGTGCGTGAAATCCAGAAGTCGCTACAGCAATCGGTCAAACGGCTTTTAGAAACCAAGATTAAGGCGATGAACGCTGGCGCATACTTTGAGGTGCAAGAGTCGGTCATCAAGTCCAAAAAGGGCGATGGGGCGATTATCTTTCAAGGTATGCAGTCTCATACTGAAGATTCAATTAAATCACTAGAAGGCTATGACTGTGCGTGGGTGGAGGAAGCCCAGAGCTTGAGCCAGACAAGTCTTGACCTGTTGCGCCCAACGATTAGGAAGCCAGACTCGGAGCTGTGGTTCTCATGGAATCCCCGCCAGCAATCCGATCCTGTGGACTTTCTGCTGCGTGGGCCAGAGCCACCGAAGGATGCCGAGGTCATCAAGGTCAACTTTAGTGACAACCCTTGGTTTCCAGATGTACTCAGAGACGAGATGGAGTACGACCAGAGGCGAGACCCAGACAAGTATCAGCACGTTTGGCAGGGTCAGTACCTGACCAACAGCAACGCCCGTGTCTTTCGCAACTGGAAGATTGACGAATTTGAAGCCTCACCGGAAGCGATCCATCGTCTGGGGGCGGATTGGGGTTTCGCTATTGACCCGACTGTGTTGGTGCGCTGCCACATCATTGGTCGCACGCTCTACATTGATTATGAGGCGTTTATGGTCGGCTGCGAGATTGTCAACACGCCAGAGTTGTTTATGACCATCCCAGAGGCAGAACGCTGGCCTATCGTGGCAGACTCAGCGAGGCCGGAGACCATTAGCCACATGAGAAAGAACGGGTTTCCAAAGATTATGGGCGCAGTCAAAGGGCCGAAGTCTGTCGAGGAAGGCATCGAGTTTCTAAAGAACTACGACATCGTAGTGCATCCCAGATGCAGGCACACGATTGACGAGCTGAGCCTGTACAGTTACCGCACCGATCCGCTAACCGGACGGGTGCTGCCGCTGCTGCAAGACAAAAAGAACCATGTGATCGACGCATTGCGTTATGCTTGCGAAGGCGTTAGAAGGACAAATATTTCTAAGGTTCAGAGCTTTACACCATTGCCAGTTACCAACAAATGGTGATTTAATACGCACAAAGAGGATAAACATGGCTCGCATTCCCAACGATCAACGCTTGGCAAACTTGCACGCTGAAGCTCTGCGCTTGTACAACGACATCCAAACAGCGTTACGGGACGAGCGTCTACAGTGCTTACAGGATCGACGCTTTTACTCTATTTGCGGCGCACAATGGGAAGGGCCACTCTACGATCAGTATGAGAACAAGCCTCGGTTTGAGGTCAACAAGATCATGTTGTCGGTCATCCGCATTGTTAACGAATACCGAAACAACCGGATCACAGTCGATTACATTGCAAAAGAGGGTGGAAGTGATGCACTCGCTGACACTTGCGATGGTCTCTATCGGGCAGACGAGCAGGACTCGGTTGCTAACGAAGCATACGACAACGCATTTGAAGAGGCTGTTGGTGGGGGTATCGGTGCATTTAGACTCAGGACTGCATACGAGGATGAGGAAGACGAGGAAAATGACCGCCAGCGCATCAGGTTCGAGCCTATATTCGACGCTGATAGCTCGGTATTCTTTGACCTGAACTCCAAACGCCAGGACAAGTCGGACGCAATGTTTTGCTTTGTAGTCACTAGCATGACCCGTGACAGCTACAAAGAAGTCTATAACGATGACCCGACAGACTGGCCCAAAGAGATTCACCAGTATGAGTTTGATTGGTCAACGCCTGACGTTGTGTTCGTTGCTGAATACTTCAAGGTTGAGGAAGTCGCTGAGACGATCCGCATCTTTCGCAGCATTGACGGGACAGAAGAGAAGTATCGTCAGGAAGATTTCAAGAATGACGAGACACTAGAGGAAACCCTGATTGCTATCGGCAGCCAAGAGGTTCGCCAGCGCAAGATCAAGCGCAAGCGTGTCCGTAAGTACATCATGTCGGGCGGCAAGGTCTTGGAAGATGCAGGATACATCGCTGGCAACTGCATCCCAATTGTGCCTGTGTATGGAAAAAGATGGTTTGTGGATAACATTGAGCGTTGTATGGGTCATGTGCGCCTAGCGAAAGATGCCCAGCGTTTAAAGAATATGCAGCTATCCAAGTTAGGTGAGATCAGCGCATTGTCGAGCGTTGAGAAGCCTATCCTCACACCTGAGCAAGTCGCTGGCCACCAGATCATGTGGGCTGATGACAATCTGAGAAATTATCCTTATTTGTTGGTCAACCCAATCACAGGCGCAGATGGCAGCACTCAGGTGACTGGCCCATTGGCCTACACTCGCAGCGCACAAATTCCACCAGCGATGGCGGCATTGCTTGCGATTACCGAAACAGACATGAAAGAAATCTTGGGCAGCTCTGGCCAAGGTGAGAAGATGGTGAGCAATATCTCAGGCAAAGCTGTGGAGATGATCCAGACCCGCCTCGATATGCAGACGTTTATCTACATGAGCAACTTTGCCAAAGGCATGAAGCGTGCTGGAGAAATCTGGTTGAGCATGGCAAAGGACATCTATGTGGAGGAAGGTCGCAAGATGAAGGTGATTG